TAGCGGGCAGAGCACGAAAGTTGTATCGACGAACGCGGCGAGCGGGACTAGCGGTGGTTCGGCTCCGGTGCTGACGGCGGTGGAACTGGAAGCGGCTCAGCGTGCGGGCATCTCGCCTGAACGCTGGAACGCGCTCAAGTCCGTCAAAACTCTAGACGACTGGAAGAAAACAAAGACTAGTTAGGGAGTAAAAAAATGGCAGGATTCAGTTTCCGCTATCGTATTGGCGGCGGCGCACCTACGATTCAGGTGCTAAAGGCTAAGGACACGGAGACGCTCACTAAGGGCGACCTCCTGAATCTTGAGTCGGGCGAAGTTGACCTTGCTGCGACGGCGGATGCAAATCTGCTCGGCGTTTGCTTGGATACGGCTGCGCGTACTGACTCAACCACCGACGTCTACGTCATTACTGACGCTGACGCGGTGTACGGCGTATCGGACGCCAATGCGCGAGTCGTGGGCGCTACCCTTGACATTAGCGGTGCCACCGGTGCGCAAGCCGTTGCTGCTTCGTCCAACAAGGAGTTGGTCGTAGTTGCTCCGTCTACCGCTACCGAAGAGACACTCGTTCGAATCAACGTCGGCAAGGCGTTTGGCTCGAAGGCTCAGTAAGGAGTAGACGACTATGGCTATGCATCCAAGCAACTGGAGTGAACTTCTAACGCCTCAGTTGACTGAGGCTTTCTACATGGGCTTTACCGACGGCGGGCGCCGTGCGTCGATGATCCCAAACCTCTATCGCATCGAGAACTCGGAGCGCGCCTTCGAGGAGCACATCGGTGTCGGTCAGTTCTCTTCGAACGGATGGTCCTTCGAGAAGAGCGGTCGCGTTCAGTATGATGAGCGCAATAAGGGGTTCAAGAAGACCTACACCCACGCAGAGTTCGCCAAGGGCTTTGTCGTAACTCGACGGCTGATCGACGACAACTTGACGTCAATCGCTTTCGACAACGCGACCGACCTGGGCGACGCGGCTTTCCGAAAGCGCGAAAAGAGTGCTGCTGCGCTCTTCAATAACGCTTTCAGCGGCTCGGGCGTGGACGAAGAGGGCTTCGCTTTGGCTGGTGCCGACGGTGTTGCACTTGTATCCGACAGCCATCCGCGCAATGCGGCTGACTCGACGGCGCAGGACAACAACTACGCGCTGACCCTGACCAAGGACAACGTGCGAACGATTCGTACGGCGATGATGAAGACTACCGACGACGTCGGCGACCTTCTGAACGTGATGCCTGACACCTTGCTCGTTCCACCTGAGTTGGAAGATGACGCTCTCGTTATCATCCGCTCGGTGCTCGATCCAGGAGCCACAATCACGAACGCTATCAACCCACAGGCGGGTCGTTTCAATGTGCTTTCGTGGCACTACCTGACCGACGCGAACGCTTGGTTCATGATCGACTCGGCTCGCATGAAGCGAGACCTGATCTGGTACGAGCGCATCCCAGTGGAGTTCGGAGCCGAAGAGGACTTCGATACGATGCAGCGCAAGTTCCGTGCATACATGCGTTACAGCCGTGGATTCCGCGACTGGCGCTTTATCTCGGGCAGCAACCCGTCGTAATCTAATGACGAGGAGCCGTCGGTGGAGTAATCTGCCGGCGGCTCTAAGTCGCGAGGAGTAAGATGAGCAAGAAAGCCGACGCTTACGAGCGTAAATACCCAAATACGGGAATCTCCGAGGCGCAGAAAGAAGCGCGCCAGGACAAGATTGAGTGGAAAGAACATAAGGCTGGGACTGGGAAAACAAGCGGTAGTCGCTTCGTAAGTGTTCCAGACCTTCCCTGGCTTCATAAGGAGAAGAAAGATGACGAAACTAAAACTGACGCTCTCGACTAACGCCGGCGGCACGGGAAGTGTCACGAGCCGCGTAGTCGACGGTTGCCTATACGGAATCTACGTCGAGGTTGGAACTCTTGCGGCGACTTCTGACCTGACGATTACGCAAAACGACGGGCAGGGGTCTTTGCCAGTTCTGACGGTCGCCAATGTGAGCGCTTCCGCCTGGTACTTTCCAGTTATCTCGGGGACCCATTACACGGGGAGCGGCACGCCTAAGACCGACGGTGAAATGCCGGTAACGGGCGAGATTACTATTGCCGTCGCCGAGGGCGGCGATTCTAAGAGCGGCTCGATCTACCTTCTCGTCGAGGAGTAATACATGCCGCTGACGTTGCGCGAGGCTCTCCGCTTAGAGGTTGGAGATACCGGAACGCTGGCTAGGGAAACTTTCTCTGGGACTGGTTCCAAGACTTCTTACTGGGTTGGCGGTTCGCCGATTATTACTTCGACTGCAGTCGGCTATGTTGCCGATACGTCCGTCGCTATTACGGCGACGTCTAACGGTAGGGTGGTCTTTACGACCGCGCCTGCGAGCGGTACGGATAACGTGGAGATTGTCTACTACGCGGTAATCCTTGCGGACTCCGCCTACGATGAAATGCTGCGCCAGTATAGTTTCGGGAGCCCTACGGCTGACGCTGAGGCTCCGGTGAGTGCTGACTTCTTGCGCGCTGCCGCCCACGGCTGCGACGTGATTGCTGCGAACTTTGCTGGCGCTTCTGACGTATCTATGGACGGGACTGACCTGAAGCGTTCCCAACTTGCGGAAGCCTATGGAAAGAGGGCTGAGGCTATTCGGGAGCGTATTCGTAAGGAGTTCGCTGGCTTGCAGACTTCCAGGATTCGTCGCCAGGACGGGTACACCGTCGTCAATGACGTTTCGTCTGAGAGCGTCTCTACGATGGACACGGCTAACCCGCGCCGAAACTTCTACGGCGTGCCTGACCGGTTGCCGTGAGCAAGGCGATTACTGGCTACGAGATTGCCCGAGCGCGGCGTGACGTCGTGCGAACGTTTCCCCAAGGTGTTGTCGCTTACCGAACGACCAAGACTAGCGACGGGAAGGGTGGCTGGACTTCTGCCTACGCGGTGACCGCACAAGGTACTGGTCGGCTTGCTGCTCTTGACGCTAAGGGGCAAGTTTCGTATGCGAGTAAGTTGGGAGCCAGTCGTGGCTACGTTGCGACGGTTGACGTTGGAGTGGCTATTCAGCCGAGCGACCGGATTCGGGTCCAGGGGATTCTCCTGGAAGTTATTGCGGGAACGGATAACCTGCCGACCGACATCGGGCAAAGGCTTATCTGCCGTCAAGTTGGAGAGTAGGGGCTAAAGATGGCTAAGTTCTCCTGGAAGCGAACTTCTAAGATTCCGAAGATTACGTCCAAGATAAACTTTCTCCTGGACCAAGTGGCGCTCTCCGCTGCTGGGCAAATCCAAGAACACGCTGCGAACCGGATGCGAGGCGGCGGACCTTCTTTGGCTGGGCGCTACCCTGCGGTAGATACTGGCTTGCTTCGCGGAACGCTTGGGCATAAGCGAATCAAGGAAATGAAGGCTATCGTCTACTCGCCTATGGAGTACGCTCCTCACTTGGAGTTTGGGACGGTGAAGATGGCGGCTAGACCCTTCCTGCGACCTTCGACTGACGCTATCCGACCTTCGTTTAGGTCTGCGATTGCTTCCGCTATGCGACGGGGGGCTACGGCGTGAACGAGGTAGACGGGGCGCTTTACTCGCGGCTGAGCGGGGATTCTACGCTTATGGCGCTGATTCCTGGGGGCGTTTGGCGGATGGTTGCCCCCGAGGGAACTACCGGCGCCTATGCCGTCTTCCAACTGGTAAGCGCCGAAGCCGACCAGCGAACGCTCGGGACCGGTGGACCTACTATCTCCAGGCTTCTTTACCAAGTGAAGGTCATTGAGAAGGGGACGTCTGCGGCGAACGCGAAGAACGCGCTGGATAGGGTGAACATCTTGCTAAACGACTATGCCCTTTCCCTGAGCCCCGACTATCTGCTAGTATCCAGGCGCGAGGCGCGGATTCCGGACACGGTTGAGCGCTTTGACAACGAAGAAACGTACCAGAGTGTTGGCGCATCTTATAGAATCGAGGTCGTTGAGTGAGTAAGAGTTATCGCGTAATCGATCACGGACATACCCCTGCTTTGACTTACCCTGGCGCTGATGGGAAGCCACGAATCGCCAACCCTGGCGACGTCGTGACCGACCTGCCTGCCGCTTCGGTTGACTGGTTGCTGCGGGATGGGCTTATCGCTCCGGTCGTAGAGAAGACGGCGAAGGTTGAGGCTGAGAAGGTTGAGCCCGCTAAGGCTGAGCCTGAAAAGGACAAGGAGTAAACGATGGCTTACTCGCACGGCTCTAAAGCCGCTCTCCACGTAAACGGTCGGGACTATTCCGGCTACCTGACGAGCGTTTCTCATGGCGGCTCGATTGACACGGCTGAGACGACGACGCTTGGCGCTACCGCTAAGGCGTACATCCCTGGAATCCGAGACGGTGCTTTGACCGCTGACGGAATCTATGACGGCGCCGCTGACCAAATCGACGCCCACATTGCTGCTGGCTTTGGTTCGACTGACGCCGTTGCCTGCTCGTATCTGCCACAAGGAGATACGCTCGGGAACGTTGCTTACATTGGAAAACTCCACCAGACTTCTTACGAGATTGCTACCCCCGTTGACGGCGTTGCGTCTATTACGTTGGAAGGTCAGGCTGACGGCGGATTGAGCCGTGGAGTCGTTCTCCAGAGTCTTGCGGCGAAGACCGCGACCGGGAACGGGACTTCCTATGACGGGACCGCCTCTTCGAGCGCTGGCTTTGTTGCCGCGCTCCACGTTACTGCTGCGTCGGGAACCACGCCATCGCTCACCGCTCGGGTTGAGCACTCGGCGGACAACTCGACGTGGGCTACGCTGGGGACGTTTACCGCTGCGACCTCGGCTAATAGTTCTGAAGTAATCACGGGGACGGGAACGGTGAACCGCTACCTTCGCGCCGCGTGGACTATCTCTGGCACCGGACCGTCGTTTACAGTCGGCGTTTCGGCTGCTCGTAAGTAAGGAGTAAAACATGGCTTATTCACACGGCTCTAAGGCGGCGCTAAAGGTCAATGACGGGTCTTCGCTTCGCGACTTCTCGCCATACTTGACCAGCGTGTCGTTCCCGAAGAGCATCGACACCGCCGAGGTGACGACGCTTGCTGATACCGCCAAGGAGTACATCATCGGTCTTTCGGACGCGACGATCTCCGCTGACGGTATCTATGACCCGACCCTTGACGGATGGCTCGCGAGCATTGCTGGTACGTCCAGCGTGACCGGGCTTGCGTTTGAGTATTCCCCACAAGGGACGACCGCAGGCAACGTCAAGTATTCCGGCAACTGCTTCCTGACCTCTTACGAGATCGGGACTGCGGTCGACGGCGCGGCTTCGGTGACGATTGAGTTCCAAGTGACGGGCGCCGTCACCAAGGGTACAAACTAAACCAACCTAGCAACCCAGAGGAGAATAAAATGGCAAAGACTATTACGGCTGGTGAACTTCTTTCGCTGACGACGCTACCTACGATTGACGTGGAGATTCCTGAACTTGGCGGAACGGTCAAGTTGCGGGGTCTCCGAAAGAGTGAGCAGGTCTCTATGCGCTCGGAAGCCACGCTTCCTAACGGCGAGATTGACCCGCTTGTGATTGAGAAGAAGATGCTTGGTCTCGGGCTTGTGGAGCCTGAGTTGACGGCTGACGAGATTGGGCAACTCCAGAATCTTTCTGCTGGCGTCTATGACCGCCTGCTGCTGAAGATTGCGGAACTTAGCGGAACGGACACCGGAACGGCGGGCAAGTCCTTTCGTTCTTGAGCCCGAGGGACGCTTCGCTTTCATACTCGCTAGGGACCTCGGCTATACGGTCCAGGAACTACTAGGTACAATGTCGGCGTTCGAGTTCTCGTGCTGGATAGCACTTTACGAACTTGAGGCGAAAGATCGGGAACGTTCTGACGCTAAGGCTAAAGCGAGTAGCAGGAGAAAGCGGTAGAAATGACTGGCACCGAAGCGGCACGACTTTTCGCCACGGTTGACGCCGACACGTCTGGATTCCAGCGTGGGATGAAGGGCGTTGAGACTTCGATGAAGACTGCTGGGCAGCAGTCCATTACGGCGTGGGGAAAAATCAAGGACTTCGCTGCTGGTCAAATCGTTGGAACCTACGCGCTTCAGGGGATGAACGCGGCGCTTAGCGCGGTAAAGAGTGCCTTCATCGGTTATAACTCGACGCTTGAGCAGACGACCGTGGGCTTTACTTCCATGCTTGGAAGCGCTGAGGCTGCTGGTAAATACATCGGTGAACTCCAAGCGTTTGCGAGGACGACACCCTTTGAGTTTGGTCAACTAGTCCAGACTGCTCAGCGGATGATGGCGATGGGCTTCGCTGCTGAAGACGTTATTCCGGTGCTGACTGACGTCGGCGATGCGATGGCTGCGATGGGTAAGAGCGGCGACGCGGTGGACGGCGTAACCTACGCGCTTTCGCAAATGATGGCGTCCGGGCGAGTAAATGCGAACGACATGCTGCAAATGACGTCTGCGGGTATTCCTGCCTGGAAGTATCTGGCGAAGTCTATCGGAAAGAGTGTTGCCGAGACCCGAAAGTTGTCTGAGCAAGGTCTTATCCCTGCGGAAGTTGGACTAAAGGCGATTCGTGAA